CAGCGGCAGCGCCGCCGTCACCGCAGCCCTCAGCAAACAGCTGAAGGTTTACCATTTTCTCCTGGCCGTCCTTGCTTTTGTCCTCATAGTGGATGTTTTCCGGATATCTCTCCGCCAGCAGGGCAAGACCCGTCTTTGCAAACTCCATTGCTGTCAGGTCTGTCGGGAAGATGCTGCCGGTCAGCTTCACCGAAACGCGGGGCCCGGTCGGCTCATTGTAGGCACAGCACTCGGCCTCGTCACAGTCAGCCAGCACATACACCAGCGTCTCCATCAGCATGGATGCACCCGCGCACACGATGTCCTGCCCTCTGGGCGCATAGTCTGCATGGCCGAAAACTTCCAGCCTGCGCACCCGTGCACCAGTTGGCTTGTCGAACTCTACATACTCTGCATGGATCATTCTATCGCTCCTTCTGAAAATCACTTATTCGGATTATTCACGTTCATGGCCCGCTTTGCCGCCTGGGTGGCCAGGCTGTTGCCTCCGCCACCCACCACAGCCCCCAGGCCGTTGGTCGCCGTCTTTGCGGTGGTCTGTCCGCCGCTGCCGCCGCCCGTGGTTCCGGCCGCCTGTGCAGCGGCCCCGGCCATGGCGCTCATGTTGGTGCCGTTCTGCTGGTCAATGATGGCGCTCAGCTTCTGCAGCTGCTCCATGGCCTGCTGCAGCTGGGTGTACAGGGTACCGTTCTGCTGCACCCGTTCCCGCACCTTTTCGATGCCCTCAAAGTCCATCATGTCCAGCACCGCCAGCGCCGCGTCAGCGTTGGCCGGGGCAAACAGCCCCATCTGGTAGCACTCCTTTGCCGTCTCGTTCTGGGAAAGGCGGCTGAAGGTGCTCTTCTTGGCAGCCGATACCGTGATGTCGAACACCGGCTCGTGGCTGCCCAGCTCCCCCCCGCCGATCATGCCACCCGGCTGGGGCTGCAGCATTGCCCCGGAGAACTGCACATACTCCGGCTGGCCGCTGTCGCCGGTAATGCGGTAGACCCGGCTCTCGTCGTAGAACTGCCGCATCAGGTCGATGATGAAATAGCACTCCTTTGCAAAGGCCCGGTAAGCGCTTTTCAGCATATCACGGGAGAGCTTCGAGCCAGCCTCCTGCAGCGCCGCAATGGCAGAAGCCGCAGTCAGGCCGCTGGTGGTGCCGCCCTGGGAAACATCCCGGTTGCCGCTGATCTCCTTCAGCTCCGCCACTCTCGCGTCCCGGTAGGTGATCAGGTTGCCCGCCAGCCCCGCTGTCTGTAAGGGCCGCAAGGTCTCGTCCGTCACCCGCCCTGCCGCGTGGACGATGTCCTTGCCGAAATCGGCCAGCTCCTTCTCGTTGATGCCCGCCCCGTCCTGGATGATATACCGCGCCTTGGCCGAAAGCTTCACGTTCTCGTCCATGGCTGCGTTCATCTCGTCAATGGCGGTCTGGGTGTCCTTCATCACGTCGATGTACCCAAAGCCCGCCGGGCTGTCCTCTTCCACGAACAGGGTGTCGAACACAAAGGGGTACTTGCCGTGGTCGTAGAATCCCCGGTCAGCAAGGGCCGGGTCGTTCTCGCTGGCGTAGAGCACCACGCCGTTGCAGAACTTGCAGTAGTGCAGCAGAGGCGGGCCGTTCTCCCGGGCCTTTTTGTAGTACCAGTCCACCACCACGCTCTTGTCCGAGGTGTCAATGCTCTGGTCGTGGATGTACTTTGCCACTTCCAGCGTGCTGCCGGTGTGGCCTTCCAGCTGGGGGTACTGGGCCTTCAGCTGTTCGTTGTCGGCCACCGCCAGGCTGAACAGGTGGGGGCTGTCCTGGATGTCCATCACACCGGGCTCCCAGTACATCATCAGCAGATCCATGCTCTTGATGGAGATGTCTCCCACGCCGTTCCGTAACCCCGGGTCCCAGAAGATGCCCTTCACGCCGGTGCCCTGCTTGAGCTTGCGCCACCAGGTGTCGCTGTACACCTGCTCGTATTCTGCCTGTTCCAGCAGCACCGGCAGGATCTTGGAAAGCACCTTGGCGGTCTGCTCGTCGTCCGCTGCCCGGGGCAGCACGTTGGGTTCCGGGTAGTTGTCCATGGCATCCGCGTGCTTGTTGGCAATGCTGTTGAACAGCCACCCGCTGGAAGGCTTGGGCTTGCCCTCCATCATCTCGTTTTTGTAGTTGGCCCAGTGCTGCATCCGGAACCACAGCTCGTTATCCACGATCCGCTTGTCCAGCGCCGCCTTGCCGGTCTTGTATCTCTGTAACAGCGCCGTGGCCTTCGCCACCTGCTCTGTGCCGATCACGTCGGTCATACTCTAAAAAACCTCGCTTTCTTCCCCAGCTCCAGCGGGTCATCCGGCATAGGCTGCACCGGATCTGTCCGGGGCGGGCTGAGGGGATTCTCCATCAGCACATACCGGCACTCGTCGTAGATGTGATCCTCCTGGTCGGTGTCAATGTCCTCCACGTTGCTCTCGCTGTATACCAGGTTCGGGATGGTGCGGATAAAGTGCTTGCAGGTGTTGAACACCTGCAGCATGGGCCGCCCGTCCGCCTGGAACGCCAGCCGGTAGTGGAACTGCATCTTGCCCGCCAGCCGGGTGTGGTCGCCGGGAGCCCAGTGCAGAAAGTTCGGGCTCTTTTCCTGCATGGCAGCAATGCTCTCGCCCTGGCTCTCGTTGAAGATGGCCGGGTCGGCCACGCCCAGAATGGTGCGGCCCCGGAGCATGGGGTCGTTCTCTTCTGCTTCCCGGATCATCCTCGCCTGCTTCACAGGGTCAGCCTTGATGCCCTCGTTGGGGGTCCCGGTGCAGCCGTACAGCTCCCGGATGCGGTAAAGCCTGCCCTCTTCGTCCGCCGCATACCACCCCACGGAAAAGGGCTTCGAGTAGCCGAAATCATACCCCCGCCAGATCTTCCAGTGTCCCGGGATGCGGAACGGGCGGATCACATGTGTCCACCGCTGGTCGTCGTAGTGGGCCGGGTCGTTCTTCCACTCGGTGAACACCTGCCCGGTAAAGCTGTCCCAGTCGCCGTAGAGCAGGGCTTTCTTCTCCGCTTCCGGTAAGGCTGCCAACGTACCCAGGTAGCCCGGGTCATTTTCCAGCAGGGCCGCGTTGTCAAACACGGTGCTGGGGATAAAGATGCGGGTCCGCCGTTGCATGATCTCCCGACCGTCCGGGGCCTTGGCCTTTACCATCTGCACCATCCGGGTGCCGGGCGGGGCCGGGCTGACGAATCTGGCCTTCACCCATCCGTGGCCGATGCCGCCGGGGTTGGCCGTGGCCCGGGTGTAGACCCGGGTATCGGGGCCGTTGGGTCGGTTTCGGCTCAGCAGGTAGCTGTACTCTTCCCAGGTGAAATGGGTCAGCTCGTCAAAGCCGATAAAGTCGTAGGCCTGGCCCTGATAGTTGTACCTGTCCTGGGCGTGGTTCATGCTGCCAAAATAGATCTTTGCCCCGCTGGGGAAGGTCCAGCAGTGTGTGCTGCTGTTGTATCGGGCTTTTTGGAAAACCGGCTTGTAATACCGCATGGTCTTGTCAATGAGCTCCCGCAGCTGGGGAAACGTCTTTCGGATGATGAGCCCCCGGTAGTGTGGGATCTCCACCTGCCGCAGGGCCTCGATCACCAGCGCGTCGCTCTTTCCGCCGCCTGCGGCCCCGCCATAAAGCGCTTCGTTCTCGGTGCGCTGCATGAACCGCGCCTGGGCGGGCTGTGGTGACCAGATCACCGGTCTGCCGTCACGCATCCTCTGTGCCGCCATCCACTTCCACCTCCTGCTGGCCGTCCGTCTCACTGGCTGCCGCGATCTCCACCATCGGCGGGCCGCTCTCGCTGTCGGTGTTCTCCGCCGGGGCCATGGCAGCAGCCTTTTCGGCCACTTCCATCAGCACCTTTGCCACACCGGCCGCGTTCTTGTCGCTCATCACCCGGCCCTCGTACCGTTCCAGTTCGGCGTTCAGCCGCCTGCGTTCCGTGTCATCCAGCTGCCTGTCGTAGCTGCCCGGGCTGGCATACACCACAAGGCCGGTCTCGGTGGCATCCGCCAGCTCCTCCGGGTCGTCCTTCAGCAGGGTGCCCACGGCAAAGTCACGGGCCCGGGTGTCCTCGTCCAAACGCCGGTGCAGCCTCTCCGTGATCTGCGCCGCCCGTTGGCTCTCAGCGGCCCGGCCCTGCAAAAAGGTCACCTGTGCCCGCACGCCCAGGCTTGCCCGGATGGCAATCTCCCGCGCGGCTTCCTGTCGGGCCTTTGCAAAGGCATCACTGCGGCCTGCCTCCTCGCTCATCCAGCTGCGAATGGTCGATTCCGGCACGCCGTACCGTTTCGCCACAGCGCAGACGGAGTTGGAGCCCAGCATGGCCATCACCACCTCGGCCCGGAACGCCGCCGGGTATTTTTTTCCCCGTTGCTTCCCGGCCACCGTGTTCTTGCAGTACGCCCGCTTCTTCGCCAACTCTCTCACCTGCCTTTGCAAATATCCTATCACGTCTCGCCCGCTCAAAATACCCCGGACATTTGCCCGCCGGGCAGCAGCCCTGCATCCGCTGCACACACTGCCACGGTGCTCAGGGCTTCCAGCTCTTTGGTGTAGTAGGTCGTCCGCCCCACATACAGCCGGGCGATCACCTTTTCCTCGGGCAGACCTTGCAGGTAGCGCAGCCGCAGCAGCTGGGCGCATACCGGGTCATTGCGGTCGTACCAGGCCAGCACCGCCCCGATCACCTGCGCCCAGGCAGCACAAACAGACCCCTCGCCATATCGGCGCAGAGCCTGCCGGGTCGCTTTCTTCTGCTCTTTTGTCACCGCTCCACCCTCTTTTCGCATGGGTATAACGCGCAAAATACCGGTGTTTTATCTGTCAGGTGCGAGGTTTCGCAAAGGCATGTCCCACCTTCTGCTTCACCATCACCACATAGCACCGCAGGTCATCCGCATCCCAGCCCTCTTTCTCGCATCCGGGGCTCTCCGGTTCCGGTACCACGCAGCGCACGAATTTCCAGCCCGGGTATTTCTGCTCCCACCAGTAGGCACTATCCTTGCAGTCCGTGCACCCTTTGCGTAGCTGCTTCCGGCTCCATCTGGTGTCATTGGGTACCAGCTCCACCGGCTGGATCAGGCTTCTGCTCTCGTACCAGCGCAGCTGCCCGTGCTTCTCGAAGTAGGTGATCAGGTCATCCAGCCGGTTCTGCAGGTTCAGCCGATCAGCGTTAGCTGTACCCAAAAGCTCATAGCTGCCGTCCGGTTGGCGTGCGGACCATTTGTCTTCAAGCAGCTGCCGAAAGTCTGCATTCTGTCGCATGGTCAGCCCTGGGCACTCGATCAGCAGATGATGGTGGTAGCGTTCGCTTTTTCGTCCGCAGCCAGTCAACCCCATGTATCGCAGGGCAAAGCCCGGGCCAAAGGCAGCTAAAATTGCCGTTTTTAGTCGGCGTATGTAGTTCCGCAGGTCTTTTTCGGCTTGTTCCATGCTTTCCGGCAGGTATTCTTCCGCATAGGTCAGGGTCAGGTAGAACCCCAACACCGTGAAATTAGCGTTTGATTTCTGCAACCTCCGCCGGTGGGCGTGCTGGGCATTCCGCCGCTTCTGCCGTTCACTGCTGGGCCTGTACTTCTTCCTGCGCTTGGCCCGGTGTTCCTCCGGGGTAATGGCATACAGGTCTACCTCCATGTAACTCTCTCCACACAGGGTTCTCTTCTCTCTGGTGTAGGTATTCCGCATCCCGGTGCCCTCCTGCTGGCTTTCACTTTCTGCTGATAGTCTCTTTCCCGTTACCCCACCGTCACAGAAATAACGGGTATACTAGCTCCCCAAAGAGGGCCCTTCCCCCTCTTTCTTTATAAAGGTATTATGAAACGTAACGGATACGGTGGACGTGTCAGGTCCATCGTATCCGTTGCTCTTCATAATAGATTAAGGTGTTTAAGGCGTGGCGGGCTTTCCTTTTTCCGCCCAGTATCCGTAGGTCAGTTCCGGCTTTCCAATTTTCCGGGCCTTCTCGTTGTAGATCATCAGGTCGTGCACGTCGTAGGCCAGGGCGCTGGGGTCGATCACGCCGCCAATGGGCTTGCGCTTCACCTTTGCTGGCTGATCCGGCAGCTTCATGGGGTGCCGGATCCGTTTCTGGCACAGTTCCATCTCCATCCGCGTAACGCCGCCGGGCTTGTACACGCCGCCCCGCTTGCGGTAGCACTCGTGCACCGTGCCCTCGCTGCCAAACAATCCCTTGTCCTTCAGCTCTGCCGCCGTGCCCTTGCCCAGCAGGGTGCCGTCCGCACCGTAGCAGCTGTACACCCGCACCATCCGGGTCTCGGCCCGCTCGTCCGCACTCAGGCCTTCTGCCCGGGCCCTCTCCACCCGGTCGTCCTTGGTGCTCTTCCGCTCCATCTTCCACCGGTAGTTCTTCGGGCTGGGGTTCTTGCATTTTTCCAGATTATTCCAAACGCTGCTCAGCTTGTTCACATCGGGAAAATATCCCTGCTCCACCAGCTCCACGCTGGTGCCCTTGGCCACCACCTCGCCGGTGTCCCAGTCCATCAGGGTGTATACCCATCTGCATCCACTCTGCATCTCAGATTCTCCTTCTACTAAGTACGGTGCTCATTTCAGGGGAGCTGTGCAACGATGAAGTTACCGCTTCCACACGCCGCTGCACCTCGGCTTCCGAAAGCGGCAGCACACAAGGCACCCGTTTGCGGCTCACTTCCCGCTGTACCGCCTGCACTTGCAGCTGACGTATCGTCTCCGCCGTTTCCCTCCGCTGTTTTTCCAATACAGCCTCGTCCGGCACATCCAGCACTTCTACCTCGGTCTTGTAAGCGTCCCGGGCGCAGCGGCACAGCATTTCCATGGCCACGTCCACACCATCCTGTTCCACCCACTCGTTCAGCTGGCCGAAATTTGCAATCGTCTCCTGCCGAAGTTTTTCCAGCCGCCGGGGGCCAAAGCCCAGCACTTGGGCGCAGGCGGTAGCATAACCCCGCCATTCCAGCGTGGCCGCCCTGTCAATGGCCATCTTCAGCTGAACTTCCCGCCGTTTGCGGGGCACACCTTTTATCACCGGGACACGAAATACGCTCACCACACCCTCTGGCAGCAGCCCCACCAGCCATTTTTCGGCCTCGTTCAGCTGGGCCTTCTGATTCTTTGCAGGTATGGCCATCCGCCGCATCAGCTCCCCATTGATTTCATCCTTCCGCTGGGTCACCTTGTCCAGCCGGTCTTTGCCTACGCCGAACACATCATGCAGCGCAATAGTCATGCAGGCATGGGTGAAGTCAATCGCATTCTGCTGTGCCAGCTCGATCTGGTTCTCCAGTGCCATCTTTCTTGCATCGTTTTTCATAGTTTCTCCGTTCTTCATATTCCCTGCACGCCCGGTTCCGGCCCCCACAGCTCAGGCACCGGCTCCGGGTGATCTCAAACACATGTACACACTGGGTGCCGTCCATCAGGGTTCCCCGGTCTCTGCCATCATGGCGGTCAGGTCGCCCAGCATCCCGCTCACCGTGCGGGAAAGAACGTTGATCGCATCCTCCTGCAGGTCGCCGGGCAGGGCCCGCACCGCAAAGCCCGCGTTCACCATCTCGTCCTTCAACCGGGTGTTGATCCGGCTCACCTCCGCCCAGAGCTTTGCCTCGTCCGGGGTCATCTTCCGCCGCCCGGGCCGCACAACGCCCTTGATCATGGCCGTCAGCTCGTGGAACTCCTCATCGGTCAGGCTCCTGTCGTTCCCGGCCTCGACAATGGCCCGCGCCCGATCACTCGGTGTCCCGGTAATCAAAATGTTCTTGTATTCTTCCAGCGTCATTTCTGCTTGGCCTCCATCGCCCGTTTTATCAGCTCTTCCATAAAAGCAGCTTCTTTATCCTCAAAACGGCCTTTCACCGGGTTACGGCTCAGTGCCAACCGCATTTCCAGTTCTGCGGCCTTTGCAAAGTTCCGAACAATCTCCTCTTTCTGGGTGTTGTTCAGGTCACTGGGCACACTGCTGACAACAAAACTTACTGCCGACTGCATGATCACCCGTGTAACATCCGCTTCACTCTCACCATCCTCAATACTCAGACCGCCATCGTTTCCATTTCTGTAAATCGTGATTTTCATCCTTACCCCGCCTTTCTGCCGCAGACAGCTTTCTTCACCGTGTTCTCCGGTACCTTGTGGATCTTCTGCGGCTCCTTCCGCTGCTCTGCCACCAGGCCCAGCCCGGCCAGCGCCAGGGCTGCACACCCCAGCACGATGGCCAGCAGCGTGTAACCCAGCATTGCCCAGCCGTTGGCCGCGTTCTCAATGGCCCCGCCGCACCCTGCGGCAGCCAGTCCCAGCACAATGGCACCGGCGCTCAGCACGCTGCCCGTGATCTTCTTTTTCATTTGCAAATCCTCCAACTCTGTGTTAAACTTCTGGTGATGGGCAGTCAAAAACCATCACCCTGGTTGGCTCGTCGGTGTTCCCGCACCGGCGGGCCTTTTTGCTTTTCTCGCATCTCTGGCCGCCTTCCACTCTTGAAACGCAGCCTCATTCTCCGGTTTTGAGTAAAAGTCCTGTGCGATGTGCAGCAATTCAATAATTTGCCAGTGCTCAAAGGGCAGTTTCTGCTTTCGGCTCATGGCAGCACCTCACAGCCACTCGGCGCAGATGGTCTCCACCACAGGCTTTGCAAAGCCGATCAGCTCATCGCCGCGCTTTGCAGCCACGACTGCCGGGCCCACCAGCTCTGCCGCCGTCATCTCACTGGCGCGCTGGTTCGTCAGGGGGCGCTCCTTCATCAGCCCTTCCTCGTTCACCAGCAGCAGAATACCGTCCACGTCCTTCTCCCGCGCCCACTCGGCGCTCAGCAAGGCGGGCACCGGCTTGATCGGCCCGCCCACCAGCTTCTGCAGGGTCTCCAGCTTCATGCTGTCACCATCATCACACTTCATGTTGAATGCCCGGTTCTTCGCCGGGATCACGATCATATAACGGTCCATCTTAGCCCTCCCCCGCTGCTTCTTCTACGCTGACTGTGTCCATGCAAAAATGCAGCTCCCGCAGCACATCGTTCTGGGTTTTCTCGTCTACGCCGACACTTTTCATCGCCATCCGGCAGTAGCCCATACAGGCTGCATTGCTCCACGGGCCATTGATGTCCTTGATGGCCGCCATAATTTCTTCGTACTTCATAATTTCTCCATTTCCCCCGGCTCCCCGCCGGGGCTTTTTCATGCGTTCTTGTCCGTTCTTCTCCTCTGTGCTATACTCAAAATCAAAAGGAGGCTACTCAGACAATGTCACTGGCTATCGTTTTGTCCAATCCGTATGGAATTGTAATGTCCGCAGATCGAAGATTAACGACCACAATTTCCGATGAACAAACAAATTCAACAGAATCTTTTGTTCTCACTGATCATGAGCAAAAAATCTTCCTCACAAAATCCGGCCACGGAATCACCTATACCGGCGCATCCGGACTGGAAAATCAGACCCGTACGTCCTGTACCATCAAACGATGTCTTTCGCAGTTGAATGAATCTCTTTCCATCGAAGATGAACTCCGGCTGCTCAAGCAGGAGCTTCTGGCTATTGCCGGAAAACGGAATGTTGTTCTGATCGGTGCTGCTATAAGTAACGGCAATCGCATCGTCTTATCCACTTCATTGGTGTCTGAAGCCATTACGGAATTAACCAATGAAAATGGAAACTGTCTCGCATTTTCCGGTGAATCAGAGATACTGATAAAGCTGACCGACATGTTTCCGGTGGAGCACAATGCCTTTCCGCTTCAGGAATCCATCAATTATCTGCGATTCCTGACCCGTTCCGTTGCCGGGGTTCAGCACTATGCCCAGATCAATCAAACCGTCAGTGAAGAATGCGATATCCTTGTTATTCAGAATATCGGGGCACAGTGGATCACATCACCCGAAACTCTTTTCTGACAAACCTGCCGTCATTGCACAATCCTTGATTCCATCATCCTCAATCGGACGCTTTCCAATAAAGCCATCCCGAATCTGCCGCTCCTGTACCGCTAATACAAGGGCGGCAATTTCTTTGGGGTTACCTGTAATCTTTACCGTCACGTTATTTTCTCCTTTCATCTCTCTGTCCCCGGCTCCCCGCCGGGGCTTTTTCATGCGCTCTTCTTTGGGTCGGCGGGGTCAAGCTGCTGGCCCGTTAGAATCTTTTTGAGATACCAACGAAGCAAAAAATATCTCGTTCACTTCTTCGGCAGTCAAACTGTAGTGCTCCTGAATGGCTGCAATCTCATTCTGTCGAAACTGTGCTCCACGGTATTCATTGATTTTAGCATTCAGCCGTGAGAGGCTCATTTCGAGGAAATCCGCCAGATTTTGTTGCGATTCCCCATGCAACTGCATAACAGCATTGAGTTTTCTCTTATTCACCCTTTTTCACCTCCGTTCATCCATCCCCTTAAATATTGTTCTATATTTAAGTATCTTTTCAGGACACTTAAATATTAGCATGTTGTATGAATCTTGTCAAGATATTTTTTCTTGCTTTTTAGATTATCTGTGTTATTATTAAGATACAACGTATGAAAGGGTGATGTCCTATGACCACCGGCGAACGGATACGCCAGCTTCGCATTGAGCATCAGATGACGCAGGAAGAACTCGGTGCCAAAGTTGGTGTGCAAAAAGCGGCCATCTACAAATACGAAAACGGCCTTGTTGTCAACCTGAAACGTTCTATTCTTGAAAAACTTGCATTGGTATTAGATACCACTCCCACTTATTTAATGGGAATGGAAGATGCCGAACCAGCACAGGCCTCCCTCACCAAGGCCCAGACCTCTTTGCTCTCGGTTTTCGATAAACTGAATGAAGAAGGTCAGGCTAAGGTCATTGAGTATGCAGAGGACTTGCATCGTACAGGATACTATAAAAAACCTGCTGCGGATGGATTGGTTACGAAAGAAGCGTAAGTAAGGGAGGAATTATGGTGGCTGATCCAAAATCACATAAATATCGCTTTTTATTTCTTATCACTATTCTAATGATTGTTTTTCTTCTTGTTGGCTTGTACTTCGGTATCCGTATTGGTGCCGGATATTATGATTTCTATCGTCCTGATTCTCCGTATTATCAAAATGCCGTTTCTCAGATGTCCCATGATAGCTATAATAATGGTTGGGACGATGGATTCGATGATGGCTATGCTCAGAATCAGGAAGCATCATATAACAAAGGCTATAAGGCGGGATACGAAGCTTGCCGGGTGGAAAACGAAAGTATTCGCAATGAATATGATGCTGGCTATTCGGTAGGTTATGATGAAGGCTGGGATCATGGTTATGACGCTGGTTACCCGGACGGCGCAGCAGATAATTATCAAGAAGCCTATGACGAAGGCTATGAACATGGCTATGATGACTGTTTTGACGCTGTAAACTAAGTTTTCATTGCAGAAAGGATATACCCATTATGATTCACCGTACAACTTGCAATAATTGTGGTTCACTTTTGGAGTATGATAGCACATCTACTCATGAAGGACTTCGGGATCTTGAAGATATTTTATGCCCGGTTTGCGGGAAAAAAGTTGCTACCGTTTTTACAAATCTTATTCCTATCGCAACGTTAGTTAAGGCGGAGGACATTAAATGAAAAGAACACTTATTTCCCTTGCACTAATTGTTCTGCTAATGGTTTCTATCCCTGTTTCTGCATTTGCATCTGCTGAATTTAATCGCAGCATTTTTAATGGGAGAGATGATCTCAGCCTTACTGCAGATGATATGACTGGAATAACCTATGTTCGTTCCTCAGGATGGGCAGATGGTAAAACTATTGTCACATCCTCCGCAAGTGCTGTTATCTTAGTCAGCCCCTTTATCAGTCTAACAGATCCCGCCGATTTTTACGTTTTGGAATTTGATTATCATGGATACCATTGGGCAGACCTCAACTCGATTCTCATTAAAATCGGTGATAACCGCTACATATTCTCTAACTGTAATCATTCCTATTCGCTCGGAAGCGATGGGACCGTCTTTGAAAACATCAGTTTTGATTTGACAAATCAAATGCTTTCTTTCATGGATGATTTGATTCAGCATCAAAATGATGAGATTAAAATAAGGCTCCAGGGAACAACGCAAAGCTTCGACTTTACTCTCACTGATGAAATGAAAAACGAAATTCTCACTTTGTACGATGTTTATGTCAATGGTGGCGGTATACGCAAATCCAACCTTGACGGCATAAGCCTTGTTGAAAAAACAGTTGTTACCAAAAACGGCTATCCGCTCAAATGAACTGTTTTCATTTTGGAATCAGTCCCACAAACAAAAATAACCCCGCCAGTGGGGCAAACACCAGCGGGGCAAAACAATCCTCCCGCCGGGCTCAGCCGGTGGGGTATTATGAATAAAGTTTGAATTTCAGATACTTGTCAATAGGTTTTTTAAACTTTTTTCGTGATGTTCGCAACAGTTCACAAAAATTTTGTGTACAACAGGCCCTGGGCGGAGTATAATATAGCCATGATACAGACCCCGCCACGCCTCTCAACGATGCGTACCATGGCGGGGTCGCTTTTTTATTATCCGGAGATATTTCTATGAAAGAATTAAAGAAACATCTTTCCCTTACAGAGCAAGTCGCCCTTCTGGAATCCCGCGGGCTTGTTATTGCCGACAAGCAAGCGGCAGAAGAATTGCTCTATCATGTAAATTATTATCGGCTTTCTGGTTATCTCCATGGGTTCAAGCAGGAAGATAAAGCACATTATCTTTCCGGTACTACGCTGGAGCAGATCAAAGCTCTGTACGACTTTGACCGCAAATTAACTCGTATTCTGATGTTTGCCCTGGAAGATATTGAGGAAACCTTAAAAACAAGGCTTTCCTATTCTCTTACATCCGCTTTCCCTGAAAATCCTCTGATTTATCTTGATAGCTCACTCTACCGCAATCAATCAGATTTCTTGAAATTTTCCAGCCTATTCTACCATGAACTCAGAAACAATCGAAATCTCCCCTTTATCAAGCATCACATCGAAGAATATGACGGAAATCTTCCCATGTGGGTTGCCGTTGAGATCCTGACGATGGGGAATCTTTCAGCCATTTACAGAAATCTGAAAGGTCCTTATCAGAAAGTATTGGCCCGCAGCTATCATACCGGTCCGGTTCAGCTGGAAAATTGGATCGAGAATCTAACCTTTACCCGAAACCACCTTGCCCATTATATGCGGATCTATGATTTCAACTTCGGCCGTACTCCGACCCAATGCAAACATCATCACCAGTATAAGGAAACCAGCGGACGGATTTTCGATCAGATCTATATCATGTCCTTCCTATACTCGACCCCGGATGAATGGAATAACTATGTCATCCCTGAAATCAAAGGATTGCTGGAAGAATATTCCGAGCATGTAAAGCTTCCTGCATTGGGATTTCCCGAGGATTGGGCCAATATCTTGAAGCGTCCATAATTCCAATCATAAAGAATCCCCGGCAGCTCTGTACGATAGAGCCGCCGGGGCCAGATGGGGAATCTGTCTGTCGGAGAATAATCATAGAATAAGAAAACACGCCTGCTGAGCAATTTCATTGTACCATGATCCTGCTCAGCGCACAAGGAGCAATCATGGCAAGAAAAAAGAAAGTATCTCCCGGGAACCGTCTGGTTGCCTACTACCGTTACAGCGGCGGTTCCCAGCAGACCGAGCAGAGCATCGAGGGCCAGCGCCGGGACTGCGAAGCCTACGCCCGGCAGCATGGCTTGACAATCGTGCATGAATACATTGACCGGCACATTTCGGGCCGTGGTGTTGAATCCAGGCTGGCTTTTCAGCAGATGATCGCAGATAGCAGCAAGCATCTGTTCGATCTCGTGATTTGCTGGAAAACCGACCGCTTCGCCCGCAATCGCTATGATAGCGCGGTCTACAAAAAGAAACTGCGGGATAACGGAGTTCGCATTCTTTATGCAGCCGAAAGCTCTGTGGAAGGGCCTGAGGGCATTATTCTGGAAGGTCTGATGGAATCCCTGGCCGAATACTATTCCGCAGAACTGGCTCAAAAGATGCGGCGTGGTATGCGGGAATCCGCATTGAAAGGAAGAGCCATCAATCCCAGCCGCCCCCTGGGGCTTACTACGGATGAACACAAGCGATTTATTATCGACGAGAAAAACGCCCCGACCATTCGATTCATCTTTGAGCACTATGCGGCCGGAGAAAGCAGCGCTTCCATCGTGGAGCAGCTGAACGCTGCCGGGCTCCGTACCAGTAAGGGCAACGCCTTCAACAAATGCAGCATTCCTCGCATCATCCAGAATGAAGCCTATCATGGTGTTTATATCTGCAAAGCCTACGATGTCCGTATTGATGGGGCAATCCCCGCCATCATCGACGATGATTTATGGAAGAGGGCGCAGAAAATGCTCACGCTCAATAAACAGCACCGTGCACCACATAGTTTCCATGCTGATTACTTGCTCTCTGGCAAGCTTTTCTGCGGTTGCTGCCACAGTCTGATGCGGGGCATCTCCGGCCACAACTGCCGCAACGATGTTTACTATTACTATGCTTGCGGGAATAAAGCTGATGGCGGTACCTGCAAAAAGAAAAACATCCCAAAAGATGTTGCCGAGAATCTTGTGGTCAATGCCATCTGTGAAAATATCCTTCGTCCAGACACTCTTGAAGATCTGGCCGACGCTATTGCCGCTGCACAGCAGGCAGATGTCAACCAGCCCGATCCAGAGCGTGCAATGTTAGAGCAAAACCTGGCTGATGTGCACCAAAAAATCAACAATATCATTGAATCCATTGAAAACGGTACTGCCAGCTCTCGTCTGTCCGCCCGCCTTGCTGACCTGGAGCAGCAGGAAAGCACTCTCAACTATCAGTTGGAATCCCTGAAAGAAATTCATCCACCCGTTCTGGATCGTGAGCGTATCCTTTTCCTGTTGGAGCAGTTCCTTATCTCTCCTAATGAACGTACCGAGGATTATAACCGCAGGATCATTGATACCTTTGTAAATCGCATCGAGATCACAGACACGGAAATGCTTATTTATTTTAATCTTTCCGAAGCGTCTGCTTCCGAAAAACAAAAAAATTCCCAGTCGAACAGTTGTTCGACTGGGAATCATCTGGTCCGAGTGGCGAGAATCGAACTCACGGCCTCTTGAACCCCATTGTGCTTCTCTCAAAAACGCAATGGACACTCCGATACCACTTGTACGCAATATCATCAAATTTCAAAATTATTTTATCATTCTGTTTCGTTAGATGTCAAGATGTTTCGTTTCTTTTGTGGTCAAATTGTGGTCAACCGACCCTGACAAATGACCATTCTCCCCTACTAAGTTACATGGCGCAATTCCGATTTTCAAAAATCGAGATTGCGCTTTTTTGTTTGCACGAATTATTCATAAGGAGGATTTGTCAACCATGTCAATGAAACATCGTCATTTTTTCATCCTTGACAGAACTGTATGACGCTCGACTACTTCTATGGACAGGCCGGAAAACTTTTTTCGTTCTATCGCATCCCCAAAGCACTGTTTCAGGAGCAGCGGTTTCAAAATCTGTCAACCGATGCCAAAACACTCTACGGCATCCTGCTTGACCGCATGAGCCTTTCTGTTAAAAATGAATGGTTCGACAAGCAAGGCCGGGTGTTCATCATTTTCACGATCGAGGATGTCAAGAGGGCTTTGTGTTGCGCAGACAACAAAGCGACCAAGCTACTCCGGGAACTTGAAAATTTTGGTTTAATTGAACGAAAACGCCGTGGACTGGGCAAACCGAGTTTGGTGTATGTGAAAAACTTTTCGTCAGACCTTTCAAATGAGCGTGTCCAGAATCGTGAAAATCACGAATCTGGAAGTCCTAAAAACGCTTGTCAAGACCCGCTCAAATCACGATGTAATAAGAATAAAAAGAGTAAGACAGAGCGGAATAATACGAATCCTATCCTTTCCGATGAATTGGAGAAAATGAAGAATCGTAAACTGCTCGAAGAATATTTTTCACGTTCTTTGGAGATAGAACTTCTTCTCCGGCTTTACCCGGATGATGAAGATACCATCTATCAGATCGTAGATTTGCTGGTGGACACCTGTGACAGCAAGCGTAAACTCATAAGAATCGCTGGCGATGATAAGCCCGCCGAAGTTGTGCTCAGTCGGCTAAAAACGTTGAATGCAGACCACATCCGCTTCGTACTGGACTGTCTGGCAGCGAACACTTCCCCGATACGGAATATGAAGCAGTACCTTCTGGCTGCACTATTCAATGCTCCAACCACAATACAGCTCTATTATCAAAACAAAGTCAACCATGATTTAGCAGCTCGGAGGTGATGAAAATTTCCAAAAAGGCAACAACGATAGCCGTTATCAACCAGAAAGGCGGCACGGGCAAAACCACCACCTGTGAAAATTTGGGCGTAGGGCTTGCAATGGAGGGCAAGAAAGTTCTACTTGTGGACGCTGACCCACAGGGTTCGCTTACTGTCAGTATGGGCTGGCAAGACCCGGATGCACTGCCCACTACACTCTCCACTCTTATGCAGAAAGCCATAAACGACCAGTGTATTCCACCCGGCGAAGGGATTCTGCACCATGCGGAGGGCGTTGACCTTATCCCGGCCAACATCGAACTGGCCGGACTGGAAGTGGCTCTGGTGAATACCATGAGCCGGGAGAAAGTGATGAAACAGGTGTTGGAAAGCGCAAAACGCGAGTACGACTATATTCTGATTGACTGCACTCCCTCTCTCGGTATGCTGACGGTCAATGCGCTGGCAGCGGCAGATTCCGCACTGATTCCGATGCAAGCACAATATCTTTCGGCAAAAGGGCTGGAGCAGTTGCTTCAAACCGTGCAGAAAGTAAGGCGGCAGATAAACCCGAAACTGAAAATTGAGGGCATCCTGCTCACCATGACGGACAGCCGCACAATCTATGGGCAGCAGATCAGCAATCTGATTCGGCAAGCCTACGGAAAGCATCTGAAGGTGTTCGAGCAGACGATTCCTCGCTCTGTCCGTGCCGCCGAAACCAGCACGACCGGAAAAAGTATCTTCCAGTATGACCCCAAAGGCAAAGTGGCAGAAGCCTATCATTCCATCGCAAAGGGGGTGTTGGCCGATGCCGAAAAACGGATTAAACGTCAGTCTGAACAGCTACGATGATATTTTTTCCACCGAAGAAGCCCGGCAGGAAGAACAGCGCGAACAGGTGCAGCAAATTTCCATCGAGGAACTGCATCCGTTCAAAGACCATCCTTTTAAGGTTCTGGACGATGAAGCTATGCAGCATACAGTGGAAAGCATAAAGCTGTTGGGTGTCACAAATCCCCTGATTGCCCGTCCACGCCCGGAAGGTGGCTATGAAATTATTTCCGGCCATCGCCGCCAGCACGCTGCACAGCTTGCCGGATTGAAAGCCCTGCCTGTCATTGTCCGTCAAATGGATGATGATGCCGCCGTCCTGCTCATGGTCGATTCCAACCTTCAGCGCGAACAGATTTTGCCGAGTGAGCGGGCATTTGCCTACAAGATGAAGCTAGATGCACTAAAAAGACAAGGTGCTAGGTCAGATTTAACTTCTACGCAAGTTGCGCAGAAGTTATCTGTTGAAAAAGTCGGTGAAGATGCTGGTGTAAGTAAAGACACAATTCGCCGCTTTATCCGCTTAACCAACCTTATCCCGGAACTTCTGGACATGGTAGACGAAAAGAAAATCTCATTTAACCCTGCGGTGGAACTCTCTTATCTTGATGAAAACCAGCAGCGAGATTTTCTTGAAGCTATGTCCGACACACAGAACTCTCCATCACTATCACAGGCGCAACGGCTCAAAAAGCTGGCTCAGGAAGGTCATTTCTCGTATGACGTTGCCTTTGCCGTGATGGGAGAGCCGAAAAAGGACGAATTGGACAAGGTGGTTATCAAAAACGATACTCTGCGGAAATATTTTCCCGAAAGCTCTACTCCGAGAGAAATGGAAGAAAAAATCATCGGACTTTTGGAGGAGAGTAAAGCAGAAAAAATTGTATTCAGAAGTGATGCCCTAAAAAAATATTTTCCGAGCAGCTATTCGTCAAAGCAAATCGAAGATTCCATCATTAAGCTGCTGGATCAGCGTTTGAAGAAGCGCAAACATGAAGCCGAACGCTGAACATCGTTTGAAATGTAAGACCCGATGGGGTCTTTTTCTTTTGCAAAAATGGAGGAAAAACGCCTATGAACAATACCGCTTCTCGTATTATCCGTTCCGAGGAAATTACTATTGATATGCGCATCTGCACCATTCTGGCAGGTGGCAAGAAGCCCGGTGAAGTCTACTTTGCAGCCATTGCGACGGATATGGAACTGACTGTTATTACACTGGATGAAGCCCCTGACATTCTGCCCTGCTTCGATGAAAGCGATGCCAGCATCCATCTCCCCGACACTTCGCTGCTGCTCACCTACAATCCGGCACAGGTTCTGAAGATGGCGGGCAAGCGTTACCTGACTGGCCCGGTCATTCTTGTACGCGCCAACATGGACGGGAACTTCATTTCGCTTACCATTGATGACGTGTACCGTTTCCAGAAGTTTCTGTCGAGCCACAGCGTTACACTTATGGCAGACGATCAGAAGCTGCCCTGCATCTGCATCGACTGAGGTGTATCATGCTGAATTTTTTCATCGGTTTTGCATTTTTTGAGTTCGGCGCACTCTGCGGCTTCTTCGTAGCAGCTTTGATGCAGGCAGCGCGGTATGGCGAAATCATGCTGGACAGAGAGGAGGATTCGCATGGCAGAAAACACCTTGTCGGTGCTGGAAATTGCACCGGGACAGTATCCGAAGCAGATTGTAATTGACAACGACCTGAAAGCCTTGCAGCAGGCAGTTGATGGCCCGATTGCTGCAAGCTATCCTTTCGAGGATCCTGTTGCCATCGTGTATAATGCGTAGTCATCAGTTATGCGTAGAGATAGAGAAAAACGCTCGGTATTCCGGGCGTTTTCCCTTGAACCACTACACATAATCAGAAAGACTTCTTTCCAAATTGTGTTAGCCATTGTAATAAATCTTTGTCCTCCTCCCAAGGCATAGTAGTGTTTGGTGTAAAATTAGGCACTTTTTCCTCAAAAACTTTTCGTTTCATTTCGGCATCAATCCGAGCGTAAACCTCAGTGGTAGAAATATCGACGTGACCTAAGAAATCACGAATATAAATCATGTTCACACCAGCCCGCAGCAAATGCATTGCCTTAGTATGGCGTAAAACATGAGGAGAGATTTTTCTCGTATCGCTGTCCAATTTAGCTTGAGAAACGTATTTTTTGAGAATATAAGTAATCCCATATCGTGAAAGCGCCTGCCCCTTTTGGTTAAAGAACAGCGGCGATGTCAGCGGTTCGGAATTCAGATTGAAGTTCCGAATATAAGCATCTAAGAGCTTGCACGTTTCTTTCATTAGCGGTACTTGGCGAGCTTTTCTACCTTTTCCTGTCAATGTAACCATGGCAGGATTGGTTAATCGGATATCCTTAAGTTTTAGATCCGTGATCTCTTGGACTCGCGCACCGGAATCATATAGCAGGGAAAGTAGTGTTAGGTCCCTAAGACCGCGCCGCGTAGATGGATCTGGTTGGGCAAGCAAAGCTTTAAGTTCTTCTTCTATCAGAAATGGTGTGACTGGCTTTTCATGTTTTTTGGGACGCATAGCAATGATGTCCGTACAGTTTTCAAGATATTCCGGATTTCTGTACTGAACATAATGCGCAAATGCCTTCATTGCGGCAAGCCTTTGGTTTCGGGTTGTAACAGACACTTTTCTTTGCACTTCCAGCCAATCCAGGAAATCGGAAGCGAGATTTCGGTTCAGCATCCGTAATTCAATACGGTTCGCCGGTACTCCTTTTTCTTCTTGAAAATATAAAAGAAGAAGTTTAAATGCGTCACGGTAGGAATTGCACGTGTTGGGGCTGACGCCGCAAGTTTCGGGGAGATAGGTTGAAAAGTAAGAAGTCAGTGCTTTTGTGAAATCAGTTTTCTTCAATTATCTCACCTCCAATGACAGGGATAATTCCTGCAAATGCAGAATCAAGCTTTTGTGCCAGTTCCGGAAATGAAGCAATTGTCAGATGAATATACCAGCATGTCTCCCGGTAGCTTTTGTGTCCCAGATATGCCGCCAACCTTGGAACAATAATCATTGGATCGTATCCTTCTGCAAGTTGTTTTTCTAACGTGTGAACTGCAAAAGTGTGTCGAAAATCGTGAACACGAGGTCCATTCCCAGTATGGTGAATATGGCTCATAAAAAGAAGTTCGCGGAAATTTTCGTAAATCGTGTTACTGGAATAGTGTCCACTGGCAGATGGGAAAAACCATTCTCTGTCCAACAGCAATTTTCCTGTGTATTCTCTTAAATACTCAGAAAGACTGCTGTGAATGGGGACAAGTCGATCTTTTCCGCCTTTTCCGTTAAAAATTGAAATCACACCGGATTCCAGATTAACATCAGTAGTTCTTAGCCTTAACGCTTCATTAACGCGCAAACCGCAGGAATACAGCAGCCTAATGACAGCAGGGATTACCAGATGTCTCGTGGGTGCATTTTTTCTGTATGGTAGATTATCGGCAGCATTTAATATGCGGGATATCTCGTCGACGGTAAAAATATGCGGAACAAATGTGGAGTTGCCTTTCAGCTTACTTGTATCCGGGACATAAGATATACCATCGTTAGCGAAAGCAAAGGCTGCAAATTTACGAATGGTATTATGTCGCTGTATCTTTGTACGGTTTGAGAGATATGGTTTCGCTGCGTCCCATGCTTCAACGAGTTCCCTTGTTACAAACGACTCATTTTGCATAGCCTTAGATAAACAATCAAGCTCCTGCAGATAGTATCCATAGTGATCTGAAAGATAGCCTTCTTCATTTCGAGTTGTCAGGTACAGTTCCATCAATGTCGAAAGATTGCTCGAAAAGTGAAATTGCTTCATTACAGCACCTCCAAATCCAGCGAACACAGGCGAAGTTGATCAATATCAACGCGCAGATATGTTTCTGTTACGTTGATGTCGCTGTGTCCCAATATTTGAGATATGTCCTGAAGCGATGCTTCATCCTTAAGCAGATTTGTGGCAAACGAATGTCGAAGCGTATGAACACCCGCATGTCCTTCTTTCGGCACGGTAATTCCTGCTCTACGCATATACTTCCGAAGCTCTGGATTAAAGTTGTTGTGGTAATCCAAAGGGTCATATGGAGCAGTGTGACGAAGGAAAATGAAGTCCGACGATGACTGGGGACGTCCATCTTTGAGATATGAAATAATGGCCATCCCCAGTTCTTTGCTTAACGGCAATCCGAGATTGTTGCCGGTTTTCTGTTGCGAAAGAGAGATGGTACTGTTTTTCCAATCAATATTTGAGAATCTCAAGGATACAACATCACTAATCCTGAGACCAGTTCTTGCCATGAGTAGGAACATGGCATAGTTGCGCTTGCCTGTCGGATTTTCCGTATCGATAGCTGCTAAAATTTGCTCTATCTCTTCCTTTGACCATGTTTGCGGCAGCTTGGCCGGGGTCCTTTTGAATTCAGGAAGCTGAAGAGAATAATCTTGCTTTGTGATTCCGTGTTGATATAACCAATGAAGATACACAGCAACCTGACGGCAACGCATTCTACGAACATTCATACAGATTTCATCAGCGCTTCTCATGGCCTCTGAAAAGCAGTTAATAGTATCCATATCAATGCCCTCCGGCGTTGATGTATGGGACACATGAGTTGCCAGCAAAAAGATTCTTAGTCCGGATATAGTATTGTCCAGCCAGGATTTTGAATAGTTTTGCTCTCTGCAGAAATCCAGAAATCTTGAAAAGAACAAATCAAATCCATCATCAGCTATTGTTGTTATTCCCCGGACTTTTCTGCGACAGATCTCACCGGTCCTTAAAAACTCATCAAGTGCGCTCATATGACGTCTGGCGTGCCGCATTCGTATATCAAGCTTTTGATCAATGGCATTCACATCGACACCGAAATAGCGAAGTAGGAATTTCTCCGCTGTTTCACGATCGTAAAAAGGTGATGATGAATAAGCTCTGAACTTATTCCATGTTGCTTTGTAAACACCGAGCGTGTTCTTTTTGTAACCTTGGTTTAACAACCATTGTTCCGTTTTTTTCATCAGTTCAAGGATGGGAATAGATATTATTTCTGACATTGTACGAACCTCCTGTGATTATTGGCAGAGAGTCAGCCTCTACGTTATGTAGAGTAACACAAGACTGTGAACTGCCAATAACCAAGTAAAATCAGGAGATTAGAAAGGAGATTAAATAATGCTACACATAACAACTAACTACACATTATAGACGTTATGTTGTTCGCCACATAACGTCTATAACGATGAGGGCAAGCTGACTGGGCTACCCCTAAATCGTGCCTTGCGTGATGAACATGGGCAGATGTACGATGCTGTTGCCGGAACTTTTCTGGTGGTTGGGCTGGGAGAGGAAGATTTTGCATCCCTGACCCCGGAACTGGCACAGAAGTACGAGAAACATTTTCATCAGCCCGAAGCCTTTATCAAATTGGGAAAGCGTCTGTTGGTTGTACCTGTTCCCGATGAAGCTGTCCAGTCCGCAGAACCAAAAGCGCATATTAAGCCCTCCGCAGAGCATGACCGCTAAAGAAAAAATTTCCGCAGGAGGTGGTGAAATTGCAGGAAGAAGTCGAACAGAAAACATTCAACATCGTGGTGTCCACCACGAAGCTGACCGCTCGGACGATTTTGAATGCTGGCCGCACAGCACTTCGGGAGTATCAGTCAAAATTACTGGCCGATAAATCAAGCGGCAAACAGAGCGTCCGTATGCTCCTGCGGCAGAACCGGGGTGTTTCCAGCGTGGAAATCGACAAAACCAACATTAAGGGTTTTGAGCGGTACGCCAAAAAGTACGGCATCGACTATGCCATCCGCAAGGACAGCTCCGAAGTGCCACCCCGGTATCTGGTCTTTTTCAAAGCCCCGGATGCTGAAGCGTTCAATGCAGCCTTCAAGGAATACTCGGCATCCCTGCTGAGCAAAACCAAACGTCCCTCTGTGCTGGAAAAGCTGCACGAACTGGTGCAAGCCGCAGCGGAAATTCCCGGCAAAGTCCGGCACAAGCAGGAGGAACGCGGCTTATGACCACAAAAAAGCTAACGAAACTGCTTGCTCTGTATCTGCCCTATATCCTGCTGGGGCTGGTGGCAACCAACTTTGGCGAAGCGTGGCGGCTGGCCGAGGGCAAGGAACTGGGCGATAAAATCATGGCGATGATGGGAACTTTCCCGGTGGCATTTGCAAATCCGCTGCCCAGTCTGCATCCGTTTGACCTTGTTATCGGCCTGTGTTGCGGTGCCGGGATGCGGTTGGCGGTCTACCTGAAAAGCAAAAATGCAAAGAAGTACAGGCACGGCATGGAGTACGGCTCTGCCCGGTGGAGTGCATAATTTTAAGTGTAAATGACACATACATGGACGCACAGGAGGTTATGCACATGACTGATTATAGCAAAATTACAGCCCTTTACTCCCGCCTTTCCGTGGGCGACGAGGACAGGGACGGCGGCGAGAGCAACAGCATACAGAACCAAAAAATATTTTTGGAGAACTATGCCAGAGGGCAGCACCTGACCAATATCCGGCACTACATCGACGATGACGAAAGCGGCAGATTTTTTGACCGTTCCGCCTACTCCCGCATGATGGACGATGTGGAAAACGGGAAAATCGGTGTCTGCATTATGAAAGACCTTACCCGCTGGGGGCGCGACTATCTCCAAGTAGGCAATGCGATGGAGATATTCAGACGGAACAATGTGCGCTTTATCGCGGTCAACAACGGCATTGACAGCGAGAAGCCCGACACATTGGAGTTTGCGCCCTTTATCAATATCATGTCGGAGTGGTATGCAAAGGACATCAGCAAGAAAGTGAAAACGGGCATTAAGACCAAAGGCATGAGTGGAAAGCCGATTGTCACCGAAGCCCCTTACGGCTATATCAAAGCCCCGGATAACAAGGACTTTTGGATAATCGACGAGGAAGCCGCCGAGGTTGTACGCCTTATTTTCCGTCTGTTTTTGGACGGGAAAAACCGAAACCAAATCGCCGTATATCTGACACAGGAACAAATCCCGTCCCCCACTTTCTACATGAAAGACCGCGGGCGGGGAACCTGTAAAAATAAGACACTCAACGAGGATAACCGCTGCAAGTGGAACAAAGCCACCTTGACCAATATCCTCACACGGCAGGAGTATTGCGGCGATGTGGTCAACTTCAAGACTACAAAGCATTTCCGGGATAAACATAACCACTATGTAGACCGGAGCCAGTGGCACATCACAGAAAATGTGCATGAGCCGATTATCAGCCGCAGCGATTTTGAAACCGTACAGCGGATTTTGAAAAACGCGCCCGTCAAACGCCCCAACGGGGACGGGGAAATCCACCCTCTGTCCGGCTTGCTTTTCTGTAAGGACTGCGGCGCAAAAATGCACATTCGTATAGATTACCGGAACGGTGGCAAGCGCCATGTTGCCTATTGCAGCGAGTACCACAAGGGAAAAGCCAAGAACCCTAAATGCCACTCCCCGCACATCATGGACGCGGACTTGCTCATGCAGACCATCACGGAAGTGCTGAAGAAAATCGAGGACTATTCTATCAGCAATCGGGCGGAGTTTGAAGCCTTAGTGAAAAAGAACCTTGCCATGCAGCAGACCGACCAGACCAAGAAACAGCAGAAGCGTATTCCGCAAATCACGACACGCCTTGAACAGATTGACAAGGTGCTGAACAAGCTCTATGAGGACAACGCCCTCGGCACGATCCCGCAAGACCGCTATGAGCAGATGTCGCAGAAGTATTCAGAAGAATACTACGCGCTGAAAGCGGAACTTGCCACGCTACAAGAGCAGCTATCCGCTTATGAGAACGCGGGAGGACGGGCGCAGAGGTTTTTGAAGCTGACGGAACGCCATGCCGCCTTTACCGACCTTACACCCACCATTCTCAACGAGTTTATCAGCCGGATTGAAGTGCATGAGCGCGACCAGAAAAGGGCGAGATACGCAATCCAGCACATCAGCATATATTTCAATTATATCGGCAAGTTTGAGAATGAAGTGACACAGCTTGCAGAACCGACCGAGCAGGAAATCCGGCAAATGCGGGAGGAAATCGAAGAAGCCAAAAAGGAAAAGAGCCGCGCCTATCACCGGCAGTATTCAAAGGAGTACCGGGCGAGAAATCTTGAAAAGCAACGGGAGTATGACCGCATGAAAGCGCGGGAATACCGGGCAAGGCGAAAGGCACAGGCAGCCGCACAGCCCACACAGTAAAACAGAATAACCGTCAACCAAGAGGGATTTTCCGAACTACGGGAAATCCCTCTTTTGCGCCCAAAGAAAGGAGCCGCCTATGGCAGAACAGACCCCCGACAGTATCATCACGACCCAGAGGAACGGGCAGACCATTGTTGCGGAGTTATTTTTCAATCACAGCAGCACAGAAACATTCCGCGACAAGCTGCTCAAACTGGTACTTGCCGACAGCTCGCGTTTATCCGCGTCTGACGGTCAAGAGCCGGAAAAAACAGAAATCTTGCGATAACAGCCGCCCCGACGATACACTCCCTGTCCGGGCGGTTTCTATTTGAAAATCCTCATTTTCCCCAAGTCAAGAGCCAAGAAAAACACCCGAAAAATGCCCCTATTGCGTAACAGGGGCGCAGAAAGGAGAGTTTATGAGAACAGGGCTTACGAAGCAGGAAAAGACCACCGATATATGGTTTGACGAGAAAGACCCCCTTATCCATATCCGCACACACAACACCGACTTAAAGAAGCGGCTTGCCGCCTACTCCGGACAGTACCCCGACCAGTGCCGCCAGACCGACGCAGACCCCGAAACGGGTTGCATGGAGTTTGAGATTGTAAAGGGGCGTTTCTCTTTCCGTCTGACCGCCCCATACAGCGAAGAACGGAGGAACGCCGCCAGCAAAGCGGCAAAGAAACATTCCGGCAACTTGACACACCCTATTCAAAAAGATGTGCTATAATTTTTTTGAAAAAGTTTCGGATTAGATGTAGTATTTGCCGCTGAAACCGTAGTACATAGGTGAAGCCCGAAAGGAGGCGGTGAGATGATAGACGACGAAAAAATCATAGAAATGTTTTTTGGACGTTCAGAACAAGGCATACGAGAGCTGGATATAAAATACGGAAAGGTCTGCCACAATCTTTCCTACCATATCGTAGGCAGCAGACAAGACGCGGAGGAATGTGTAAACGACGCTTATTTAGGCGCATGGAACGCCATTCCCCCGGCACGACCTAACCCGCTGCTATCTTATCTTGTTAAAATCGTTCGGAACATTTCACTCAAAATCTATTGGAGAAAGGAAGCAGCCAAACGGAGCAGCCATTACACGATTGCTTTGGAAGAAATTGAAGCCTGTATAGCAGCCCCGAATACAGTAGAAGCAGAAATCGAAGCCAAAGAGTTAGCCCGTATCATTGAAGCATTTTTAGACACGCTGACTACCGAAAACCGCGTTATTTTCATGCGCCGCTATTGGTTTTCCGACAGCTATAAGGACATAGCCGAGTTTATGGGGCTTTCAGAAAAAAACATTTCTGTCCGGCTGACCCGTATCCGCGAGAAGATGAAGCAATATTTGATTGAAAGAGAGGTATTCGTATGAACGCAAAGAAGTTTTCCGACGCTATGAGCGAGCTTGACACAAAATATGTCGATGAAGCCCTTAACTACAAAAAGAAAGCAAAGAAACCCGGTTGGGTTAAGTGGGGAGCTATGGCGGCTTGCTTTGCAGTAATTGCTGTTTTAGGCGTAGGCGTATTTCAAAGTGGATTGTTCGGGAACAAAACTGACATTGCCACTTTGGACAACGGAAATGAAATCATCTTTGTAAAATCGGAAACTGCTGGCTCAAGCATTGACATTGACGGGACTATAACAACAAGGCAACTTACGGAAACGGAAGCTGCATCTCTTTTTCCAAACTTGACCGTTACAGCTCATGCAGTTTTTCGTGTTGATGATACTGTTTCCGACAGCAACAAAGAATTGATTGGTTTTGAGGGAAAAATCGAAAATGCCAAAGTGGTAATATCTACAACGGATATAGCACTACTTGATACGAAGATTGTAGGAAGTGAAGAAAGTAGCGAAGTAAATGGCACAAGCGTGACGGCAGGATATTTTGTAACAGACCGGAACAGCGTGGGAGAACAGAATGTAATTTACTATGCGACCTTTAAGTTGGGAGATAGCACCGTATACGTTGAAAATGCGGGTGCAAAAACTGAAAGCGAAAGTGTGAAAAACGATTTGGCTACCATTATCCAAGAGCTGATAAATAATGGTGCGCTTGACCTAAGTTCTTTCAACGGATAACCCCATGAAAATTTAATACTACCATCAGGACAGCCGAGCAAATCGACTGTCCTTTTTCTATGTCTACGGACAGAAAGGAGCGACCACCCATGACGAAACCGAGAGAGAAAACCCGCGAGGAATTGCAAGCCGAGATTGAGGACGGAAAGAAGAAAATCCAGCAGTTTGAGAACCGGGAAAAAATGTTGCGTCAGAAGCTATCCAAAGAGGAACGCAGAACGCGCAGCCACCGCCTTATTGTCCGGGGCGCGGTCTTTGAAAGCGTTGTGCCGGAAGCAAAGAACATGACCGACGAGGAAGCCACAGCACTTCTCCGGCTTGCCTTGACGAGTGAGCCAGCGCGGGAATATCTGAAAAAACGAGCCGAGGGAGCGACAAGCTGAAAATCCCTTAGGAACTAAGGGCGCACTTATACACCCTTGCGGGCGTGTGCGCTCTGCCGAGGGCTTATCTCCGCACAGGGAGCTTTCCCCGCGCTCCGATATGGCGGCTTTGCCGCAACAAGGGGCTGCACCCCTTGCGCCGCTTCGCGGCTATCCCTGCACACCCACAAAAACAGTACACCCGCCGTTGGCGTCTGTACCATTTTTGCGGGTTTTATTATCCTATCCGGGAGGTGATACCCATAGCCATTTACCATTGGAACATCGGCATTGTGAGCCGAGGAAAAGGCAAATCAGCCGTTGCCGCAGCCGCCTACCGAAGCGGTGAAAAGCTGACAAACGAATGGGACGGAATGACCCATGACTACACCCGTAAAGGCGGCGTTGTCCATACAGAAATCATGCTGCCGCCCCACGCACCGCCCTCTTTCTCTGACCGTTCAACCTTGTGGAACAGCGTGGAACTTTACGAGAAAGCCGGGAACGCCCAGCTTGCGCGTGAGATTGACGCAGCGCTCCCCATAGAATTATCCAGAGAGGAACAGATCCGGCTTGTCCGGGAATACTGTTCCTCTCAATTTGTTTCCAGAGGAATGTGTGTGGATTTTGCCATTCACGACACCAACAGCGGCAACCCCCATTGTCATATCATGCTGACTATGCGACCACTTGACGAGCGCGGAGCATGGGCGGCGAAATCCAAAAAGGAATATGACCTTGATGAAAACGGTGAGCGTATCCGCTTGCCAAGCGGCAGATACAAGACGCACAAAATTGACCTTACAGGCTGGAACGACAAGGACAACACCCTCTTGTGGCGCAAGGCGTGGGCTGACTTTACCAACGACTTTTTGGAGAGAAACGGAAGCCCGGAGCGTATCGACCACCGCAGCAACGCCGAGCGCGGCATAGACGAAATACCCACCGTCCACATGGGCGTGGCGGCTTGCCAGATGGAGAAGAAAGGCATCGCCACCGAGAAAGGCGAACTGAACCGAAATATCCAAAAGGCAAACCGCCTTATCCGGGAAATCCGGGCGCAGATTGGGAAGCTCAAGGAATGGATTGCCGACCTGTTCAAAGCGCGGGAAACCGCCCCGGAACAGCCGCCGCAATCTCCCAACCTTGCAAATCTGCTGATGAAGTATTTGAGCGTTCAGAGAGAAAAGAGCCGGAAGTATTCGCAGAGTTGGCAGCACCAACACGCAGCCGACGAACTGAAAACCATAGCGGCGGCGGTCAACTATCTTTCCGAGCATGGTATCTCTAATCTTGATGAGCTGGACGATTCTCTTTCCTCTGTCAGTGATAAAGCCTATTCAATCCGGGAGGGAATGAAAACCGCCGAGCAGCGCATGAAAGAACTGCAAAAACTCTTGGAGCACGGCAGAAATTATCAGACCTACAAGCCCATACAGGACGAGTATCGGCAAATCCGCTGGAAAGGAAAACAGGAGAAGTTTGCAGAAGCTCGCCGCGCCGAGCTTACCCTATGGGACGCGGCAAACCGCTATCTCCATGCAAATCTGCCGAAAGGAACAAAGACCTTGCCTATTGCGGAATGGGAACAGGAATATGCTGACCTCAAAACACAAAGGGACAGCGATTATACCAAACTGAAAGATACCCGCGCCGAGGTTGCCGAGCTTCAAAAAATCCGCAGGTGCGTGGATATTGCACTCCGCGCCGACCAACCGGAGCAGACGCAGAGCCGCACCAAGCGGCAGGAACAGGAGCGATAAAGAAAAGGACGGGCAAGCTACTTTGCCTGTCCGTCCTAAATGTTTTCCGATAAAATGGACGCTATTGATTCCTAATATTAAAACCAACTTGCTCTTTCGTCCCTAAATTCGGGCAGGTCACTATGCTCATAAGGATTATAATTATTCAAATTGCAGCCAAACTCTTTCAATGATTTTATTTTATTATCCTTTGTCCATTCAACCAGGGAAATTCCATCAAATTCCTCTATGCTCCCATTGTTCATTTCATTTTTGAAATACCACTCCACAATCGTCTGATTTCCTTTGTGGAAAAA